AATTGATACTGACACCTTAAACGATGAGAAATTTTACGAGTTGTACGCAAAATTACAATGGGTACTAAAAAATAAACAAGATGGCTAACGAACAGGCGCAGTATATTATTGAATTAAAAGATTTAGTATCTAGTAAATTAGATGCTATGAATAGCCGTTTAGATGCTACTAATTCAAAATTCAATAACGTACAGCAAAAAGCCGAGGGAGGTTTAGGTTTGGGCAAACTTGGTGCAATCGCAGGTGGACTTTTTGCGGTTTCAAAAATTCAAGAATACGGAGCGGAGATTTTAGCGGTAGGCTCAAAGTACGAATCTTTAGGAATTCAAATGAAAAACCTAACTGGTTCAGCCGAATCAGGTGCGAATATGTTTGCTAAAATACGTGAAGATGCTTTAGTTTCTCCTTTTGGAGTTGATGAACTTGCAACAGCAAACACAATGCTTGTTTCAACAGGTTTAAGCGCTGAACAGGCTAGACAAGACATATTGGCTTTGTCTAATGCCGTAGCCTACGCAGGAAAAGGAAACGACGAACTAATAAGAATGTCAGCGAATATGCAACAAATTAAAAATGTTGGTAAAGCTTCAGCTTTGGACATTAAACAGTTTGGTTATGCAGGGATAAATATTTATGGAGCTTTAGCAAAGGCAACAGGAAAAAGCGCAGAGGAAGTAAAAGGCATGGAAGTTTCTTATGAACTACTTTCTAAATCATTAAGGATTGCACAAGAAGAAGGAGGAGCATTTTATGGAGGTTTGTCAAGCATGGCGGACAGTACAAGCGTTAAAATATCTAACTTAGGAGATATTTCAAAAGAAATGTTTAATGATTTATTTTTAGCAATGAAACCTGTAATTGATGCAGGAATTAGTGGATTTACAAGCTTAATTAGTATAATGAGAAAAAGTATTTCATGGATTCAAGAAAATACAAATGTTTTTAAAGGTTTAGCTATTGTTATTGGGTTAAGTTCTGCAGCATACGCTTTATTTAATATTCAAGTAGGCATAAGTGCAATATCATTAATGGCTTTTAATATTCAAGTCTTTTTTTCAACAATTGCAACAGGAGGGTTAACAATGGCCATGAATTTATTTGGTATTTCGGCTGGTATAGCTTGGGGGATTGCAACTTTGGGATTAAGTGCAGTGGTAGCAGGTATAATAATAGCTTACAATAAATTTAAAGGATTTAGAGATTTTATAGAAGGATTAGGGGCTGTATTTAAAATGGTTTGGAAATCATTTAAAGAAACTTTTATTGATCCTTTTATAAAAATATTTAGAGGAGATTTAAGAGGAGTTGTTGAGGGATTTTCTGAATTATTTATAAATGTATTTTCGTTTAAATTTTTACGAGAAGTAGGTAAAAATACAGGGAAAACATTCATGGAAGGATATAACGAAAGTATATATCAAGGGTTATATGATGGGCGTGAATTGTTTACCCCTAAAGGAATAATGGGTATATCTTTAGGTTTTGATGAAAAAGGAATAAAACAAGGAGAAGATACTTTATTAGGAAGAATTAAAGGATATGCTAACATTAAAAATAATGTAAATACTAAATCAAAAATAGAATCTACCGAAAATAAAAAATTATCTAAAACATACGAAAATAAGATTACAAACATAACTATCGGTAAACTTGTAGAAGGGTTAAGCGTTCAAGTTATGGAGACTAAAGAAATAGCGCCAAAAATAAAAGAAATGATTACAAGGTATTTAATAGAAGCAACTAACGATGTAAACATAGTACAAAACTAATGGATTTCTATATACCTCAAACACCTGAACAGATTAATGACCAAGCCAAACTAACACTTACAACTTTTGGTTTAAGCTCAGTCGATAGATTAATATATAAGTCAAATATTTCTAAGCTAGTAGCAAATGAAGGCGTAAAAGAGGATGAAACAAATCCTTTTAAAAGCGACATTGACAAAATAAATGCTAAACAAATAACAGATAGGAATATAAGCACAAATGCTTTATCTAATTTTGGAAGTCCTATATTTTCAAACTTAATTTTAAAAAAAAGATCTTATTTAGACAACGATTTAAAAGAAATTACAACATTTGATGAAGATGTTATGCTAGATTGTGTTTTATTTGATGTAGCGCAAACAAAAACAATTATAACAACACCAATACAGGGTTTTAATGGTACAATAAAAGAATTTATAAGTGATGGTGATTATGCTTTAAGTATTAAAGGAATTATTAACAGTACAAAAAATGGCGTTTATCCATTAACTCAAGCAAAAAAATTATTTGAAGCCTTAAAAAGTCCTATTGAATTAGAAGTAACTAGCTGGTATTTAAATGAAATTTTTGGAATTACTCATATAGTAGTTACAGATTTTCAATATAATCAAATACAAGGAAGTCAATCAATGGTAAGTTATGAAATACAAGCTATAAGCGACCGTCCTATTGAACTGTTTTTAAATAAAGTATAAATGCTAAGATTAATTTCAAAAATAACAATAGAACAAATGACTGATTGGCAACCAACCAGTGAAGTAACTATTGCACGAGATGAAAAATATGTATTTAACTTTGTTAATAGCCTTGAAATTGTATCACAATGGAACGCGCAAACAGATACCTGTAATTTTACATTTCCTAGAAATATGTATTTTAAAGATGAAAAAACAGGTACTAAAGTAAATTTTACAGGCAGAAATATAATTTTTGGAGATACTCCGCCAATTATTCAAAGAGGAGATAAAGTAACCGTTGAATTAGGATATATTTGGTTTGATGGAACAAAAGACATTTACGAATTAAATAAAGAGTTTGAAGGTTATGTTGTTCGTGTTTTCACTGATACACCAGTTCGTGTTGAGTGCGAAGATTCAATGTTTTTGCTTAAACAATTAACGCCAAAAGCAAAAATCTATCCACAAAGTCAATATGACATTGAAAAGATGGTAGCTGAAATGGTTGCAACAACTAAAGCTGTAAACAAAAAACATCAAGCAGAAATTGACCAATTAAAAGTAAGGCAATCAATTAAGACAAAGATAGGCGATTTTTACAGCGAAAACGAAACTATAAGTCAAGTATTATCTCGAATAAGAAAAGACACAAACGGTAATAGCTATTTTAGAGGTAAAGAATTAAGATGTTCGGCTATTGTCTATTATCCAGAAGATCAAAAAGACATTTATAAAGGCAAAGAACGAAATAGGGTTTGGATATTTGATTTTAACAAAAATGTGATAACCAACAATTTAGAATATAAACTAAAAGAAGATATTAATTTACATATCAAAGCAATATCAATAAACAAAGTTGAACTAAACACAACTACAAAAAAAGGTAAACCTAAAAAAGTTGAAAAAAGGCTTGAATGTATAGTTCCAGATAATAATTATTTAAGCGGTTCTGAAACAATTACACGCCATTTTTTCGATATTCAAACAATAGATGAATTAAAAAAAAGGGCAACTCAAATGTTAAATAGAGCATGGTTTACAGGATTACAAGGTTCGTTTGAAACCTTTGGACTACCAAGCGTTAGACATGGTGATATTGCAAAAATGGAAAGTTTAAGATTAAAAGAACAAAACGGATATTATTTAATAAAAGCAGTTACTAAAACGTTTGGTATTAATGGATATAGGCAAAAAATAGATTTAGATGTTAAGCTTACAAACATTGATGATAAATCATATAACGCAGGTTTAATATGAACGAAATAGCAGACGCAATACAAAAACTAACGAATACTTATAATAAAGAAATAGTTAGCATTATTAAATGTACTGTAATTTCAATTAACAGTGAAAATATTATATGTTTACCAATTAATAGCCATATTTCAAGTGAAATTTATTGCCCACTACAAAATGAAGGTAATAATATAAACTACACTCCAAGTATTGACAGCGTGATTTATATTGGCATTACTAATTTGGGTTTAATATTATTATTGCATAGTGAGGATAATGACAACATCAATATTTCAGCTAATGATTTAATAGAGTTAAACGGTGGAGAATTTGGTGGACTTGTTAAAGTTGAAGAATTAACCGCTAAAATAAACGATTTAGAAAATTTAGTTAATAGTTTAGTTACAAAATACAATACACACGTTCACGCTTCAAATGGAGTACCTACGGCAACGATTGAAACAGGTGTATTAATACCAACACAGCAAACGGAAATTGAAAATATAAGCATAAAACATGGCAACTAATATTATAATAAAAGACAATGATTTTGTTTATGAAAATGGTTCTATGAAAGTAGATTTTAGCGATTTTCAACTATTTCAAGTTGTTATATACTCCAAAAAAGGAGAATTTAAAGAAAGTCCATTATTAGGAGTTGGAATTGAAGACTATTTAAATAGCAATGTTTCAGAACAGGAAATAAACAATGTTATTTCAACAGCTTTAAAAAATGACGGTGCAACTATTAAAGCTATTTTAGCAACTCAAAATACTAACGGTACATTTGATATAAAAATAGATGGAAACTATTGAGGAAATAATATTTAATTTAGTAGGAATTGAGATATTCACTATTTCAAATAATGAAGTAGTTTTAAAAGAGAAAACAGAAAGTAATACTATTACTTTTTTAAGTCCTTCACTTGCCAGTGTATCCGATATTTTAGCAAATCAAAGTATATCTTTGGATAATTTAGTAAGCTTTTCACAAAAAAATAATATTTCTTTAATAAATGTAAACAAAGAAACAAAAAAAGTTGTTTTTGATAAAAATTTAATAAATGATTTAAGTATCTTTAAAAATATTGAAAGCAAAAGATTAAATTTTGCAAATGGAGTTATTTCAATGGTTAATGAATCATTTTCATATTTATTACAAGAAAATGGAGATTATATTTTACAAGAAAATGGATATAAAATAATATTGTAATGAGCGACAAAAAAATAAGTCAATTAAATGAATTACTAACCGCTGCTATTGGGGACTTAATCCCTATTGTAGACGTTTCAACAAATGAAACTAAATTTATTCAGAAACAAAATTTAACTGAAATACCTAGTCAAACAGTTACAAATGGCGTCACTACTAAATCCCCCTCAGAGGATGCTGTATTTGATGCTATTGAAATTGCAAAAGGGTTTGTTAAAGACGCAGTAAATAAGATAGCAGGTCAAACTTTAGAGGTAGATAAGATTAATCTTGTTAATATTGGTACAGATACGACTTTCACATTACCAAGTGCTTCACTTACGTATAAAGGTAAAGTTCTTATCGTTAAATTAGATAATAATCCGAACTTTAATCTTATAATAAATGGTTCAGCTCATGGAACTGTCATCTTAACAAAATTCAGAGATTCTGTTATCTTTAGTTGTGTAGACACTAATGGAACTGGGGATTATTTTTGGTTCGATGTTTCTCAAAGCCTTGATATATCTACTAAGTTAGATTTAGATGGTGGTAACGCTAATCAAGATATTGATATAGATGGGTTTGGTGTTAACGCTAAACATTTTAAAGTAAATGGCACTGCAGGTGCTGGACATATAGGATTAAAGCATCAATCTGCTAACATTTCAGCAAGTGCGAGTGAATCTAGTATTGGGGCTGATTCTGTGGGTGACCCTGTTTGGAAAAATGATGGAGGTGCTATTGATAAACTTGAATTACAAAGTAATAAAACAGGTACAGTAACAGGAAATGAAGCAAGTACAAGCAAGTATTTAACTGTAAAAGGTGTTTATGATTGGGCAGTAGGTTTATTTGCACCAAAAGCTAGTCCTACATTTACGGGCACGGTAACAACTCCTGACATTGTTGTGAGTGGTGCAACTGCTTCAACTATTGCACATTTTGATGGCACTAAAAATATTGAATCTTTACCTTTAGCGACATATCCAAGCCTTACAGAGCTAAGCTATGTTAAGGGTGTAACAAGTGCTATTCAAACGCAGATAAACGATAAATTGTCAGGGAGTGGATTAACAACTAATAAGCTACTTACTTGGAATGGTTCATCTTTGTCATCTGTTGCAGGCATGCAATTAGATGCTACTTGGGGCCAAATGTTTGGTTATCAAGGAACAGTAGGTAGTAGTGGGAATATTTTTAGTGTATTTAATACATCGAGTTCTTTATATTTATTAGTAATGAAAAATGATGGTTCAAGTGCTATTATGCAGTCATCTAAACATACATTTGGCGGAACTTCAATTGGCGCTGGTGTGATTATTTTTGACAAAAATAACGCATTTGGTAATTTAGTCACTATTCAAGCTGTAAACACAACATCTACAAACTATATTCAAGGATGGCTTAATAATGCACAATCTTATTATGGGTTTAGATATAGTAATACTTTAGTCGCTTTGTGGCAAGCAAATGATAATACAGCATCTACTATATTACAGAAATGGTCAAATGCTTCAAATTCTCAAATAGGTGTATTGCAAAATGATGGATTATATTTAGGTTCAGGCACTAAATCAGCAAGTGCATCTATTCAAATAGATTCTACTACGCAAGGCTTCTTACCTCCAAGAATGACCAATACACAACGAACTAACATAGTATCTCCTGCAATTGGATTAATGGTATATTGCACAGACTCAATAGAGGGATTATATATTTACAAATCAACAGGTTGGACTTTCATAATTTAAAAAAATAAAATCATGGCTCAAATATTAAATGAAATAAATTTAGGTGCTGTTGCAAAATACAACGGCATGACAATGTTTAGAAAGATAGCTTTATCAGAGGCGTTTATTCCTCAATTCGTAGTTAGCGAAGATGGCGAAAGTTTACTATCTACTAGCAAAATAATGGTTACGTATAACGAATACGTTAAAAATTCAAATGGTGAAATAGTTACAGCTTTATCAGAAAATTTAAAGCGTTACATTCTGCAAGATGAAGAAGTTTGGAAGCCTGTTACTAACCTATTTAATCAACTTTCAAGGACTCCAACAAGCTTAAATGTTGGTTTGTTAGACACAATAGAAAATACATTACTTCACATTCCACAGGATGCTCCTGATTGCTATCTTGTTAAAAGTACCGATTTTGTATGAGAGTTAGAGATATAATTTTAAAGGCTGACAAACACAAGATTGGAAGCAAGGCAATTGCTGAAATTACTAAATCAGAATACAGCCATACAGCCGTATTAACTGAAAATAATGAAGTGATTGAAGCTGAAATTCCTAGGGTAATTTGTAGCGACTTTGATAAATGGAAGCTTAAAAATAAACATCGCGAGTATTATTTATCGGATTGGTACGATTGTAATATTAATTTGAAATTGCTAATTGGCAAAAATTACGAATTAGGGCGGTTTGTTAATTACTTACTTTATAAGCTTACAGGCTCAAAGTGGTTTATAAATCGCGATAATGCTAAAAATTACGTATGCTCAGAAATCAATGGACTTTGTAGAGGGTTACCAAATCCACACTTATTAGTTCCTCAGGATTTTGTTAAATTCATTAAAAAGTCCTAATTTACCAAAATGGAAATCACAGAAAAAACAAGGTTTAATTTCAACGGCGAAAAAATGTTAGGTGCTTTTGTAGCAGTTTTTTTAGTAGCTTGGGCATTGCATTTATACATCACTAAGCAAACCGAAAGGGATGACAGGCAAGACAATAAGATTGACCTTGTAACAGCTAAAGTAGTGTCTTTAGAACAAGAATTTAAAGCTAGTTCTATTGAAATTAATAATAAACTAGACCGAATAATTGAGAAGCAAGCTATTGACCACGACATAGTTATAAGACACGAATACAGCAAGAAATGAAAACAAGTAACAGAGGGATAGAACTTATTAAACGCTTTGAAGGATTAAGGCTAAAGGCTTATATTTGTTCGGGCGGTGTTGATACAATAGGCTACGGCACTACTATTTTACCAAACGGCATTAAAGTGCCTAAGGGTTCTACTTGCACAAAAGAGCAAGCTGAAATGTTTTTAAAAAACGACTTAGAAAAGTTTGAAGCTGGTGTGCGAAAATTAGTAACCGTACCTATTAAACAAAACCAATTTGATGCTTTGGTTTGTTTTTCTTACAATGTTGGCCTAGGTGCATTGGGAAAATCAACTTTATTAAAAAAGATAAACATAAATCCAAACAGCGAAGAAATTGAATCTGAATTTATGAAGTGGAGCTTTGCAAAACATATACAACTTGAAGGGTTAAGATTAAGACGTAAAGCAGAAAGCGAACTATATGAAAAAATTAATTAACAGAATAAAGGCGGAAGAAACACGTATTGGTAAGCTATTAGTTTACTACGTGCCCTTTGTTGTTGGTATTGTTGCTAGTGTTGTTGAAGTATTGCAAGCTTTAGAAAGTATGCCTATAAACGTGCCTTTTGACACTAAACAAGCTATCGCAATTTGTACGCTTATAGGTATTATTGGGGGAAAATTAACTAAGAAAAAAGATGTTTAAATTAAGCGATAAAACTAAACATATTATAGAATCAACTACAAAAATAAAATGGGTTGATATTATTAAATCTGACCTTCCTAAAATTAAGAAAAAAGATGTTTAAATATATTCTTATTGCTATATTGTGTTTTATTTTAGGGGTATTTGCAATGTATTTATTCAATCCTAATAAGGTTGAAATT